TTTACTAAAAACATTTATTATGCCAGTCGTCAAAGTTTAATTGAAATGGGCGTTCCTATTGGGTCTGAAAAAACAGTTAACTTTCCAGAACCATTCACAGATAATAAATATGCAACTCATCCAAAAGGTTGGGTGGAAGAATAAATATTAATTATTGTAAATACTACAAGACGAGATAACTTATCTCGTCTTTTTTATTATCAATATTTTTTCGAAATTACTGGCATATAACTTCCATCATTTTTTATTGGAATTTTCATCACATACCCATTCGTAAATAAACTTGCCGCAATATTATATGTGTCAATTGATATTTCAGTCCATCCTAAATCTGATGGAACAATTCTTGACAATAAAAAACACGACCCTATAATTATATTTGGTTTTGCGTGACGACAAATAAATTTGTATCCTCTTTTTTACTTCCGTCTAATAATTGAATAATAAAATCTCCATCTAAACTGATATAACACTTACCAAACCTTAATAATTTATATTTCTTCATATTTCAATCATTTCTAACCACATTATCCAACCTTGCCCAACACTCTTCCACCCATCTAATATGATTTGTTAAATTATTTTCCATTACATCATCTCTAACCATATTAAAAAATTCTATTCGATTTAAACGAGGAATTTTAGATGAATGGAGACACTCATTACAATGCAATTGTGCCGTTGTTGTTAGCACGGTATCTTTTAATTGCATTAATGATACATTTCTTTCTAAAATATATTTTCCACTCGCAACATTTTCCATTACTTTATATTTATTTCTTATATTATTTGCATGAGATATAAGTTCATCAATCGAATGTGTCATTTCCTCATTTAACCAAGGAAAATGTTTTACAATTGTTTTTGGTCCAGCCCCATCTATTCCGTTGATATTATCAGATGTATCTCCATCTAATGCTCGATATAATGCAAAATTATTCGGATGAATTTGATATTCCGATATAACTTCTTGAGGACCATAAATTCTTTTTTTGGTAGGAGAATATACATTTATGTTTGTATTACATAATTGTAAAAAATCCTTGTCTGATGACATTATATATATTTTATCCGATGTTTTAAAATAATCCGTTGCCAGATATGCAATAACATCATCTGCTTCTACATAATCTAAAGAAAGAATATTGACTGGTAATACTTGTAAATATTGTATAAACCTTAAATATTGTTTAGTACAACTTTCTTCTTCTGTAGTAGCGTCTGTTAATTCTTCATATGTTCTATTAAGTCGTATTTTACCCTTTCGACCTTCTTTATATTGTGGATATAATTGCTTTCTTTTTAAAGAACCACCAACTCCATCAAATACAACAATACATCTTGTAGGAGATAATAATTTAATTCCATAGCCTAAAGATTTTAACGATGCTACAATACCTCCAATATGATTTCCATTTTCATCCATAGATGCTGTGGATGACCATCCACGAATAAATAAATTGGTGCCATCAACTATTAAAATTGTAGAATTTGTATTTTGTTGCCATGTTTTATGGCTACCATCAGAATTATTTAAATTCTTGAGGATGCCATACAATCTAACCTTTTCTTCTTGACTAATAATAATATTCACGATAATTTTTTATTTACGTGTTTTTTAATATATTTCATATTTTAAGATTCTGAATCAACAATGGTTTCCGCTTCTGGATTTGAATTTTTAGTAATATCATCGTTTTCAGAATTTGTTTCTTCAACATCTTCTATTATTTTCGAATCAGCATTTCTATAAACCATAATATATTCTTTACAAATTCTATTATATACTTCTTGTTTAAATGAAGGATCTGTATTGATTAATTCCACAAACTTATTCGTGTTAAATTCAATAGATTCTCCACTTTCCTTTTTATAAGTATATTTTGCTTTTGTACCAGTTATCATTCCATGATCTTTCATAAACTTTAACCAACTCGTTAGGTTTTGAATACCAGAATCATAATGAATTTCAAACTTGGCAGTTCTATAATTTGGACCACAACGATTTTTAATTACTTGAGCCTGAACATTCATACCAATTACTTTAGAATCGTCTCCAACACCAACTCTCAGTTTTCCAAGATTTGCTAAACGAACTCTCACAGAACAAGCAAATGATAATGCCTTTCCACCAGGAACAACCCATTTATCCTGCCCAAATCCCGCTTGCATATTATAGCGCAATTGATTTGTAAATACTAACAAAATACGTTGTTTCGCAATAAGACCTGTAATTTTTCGCATTGCTTTACTAATAATAATAGATTTTCCAGTATTATATCCACTGACTCCGTGATCAGATTCCATTTCAACATCTGTTGATGCTTGTGCAACTGAATCAACAAAAATAGTTAATAATCTATTCTGTTCCATCTTCCTATATTCTCCAATACATAATTCTATTTGACTAAATAATTCTTCTAATGTAACAAATGGAACGTAATTAACATCGGCTATATTCACTCCTAACGCTGTCCAGAACGATTTATCCACAGCAAATTCGGAGTCAAAAAATACAGATAATCCTCCACGTTTTTGTGTTTCGGAAATAATTTGTGCAGATATTAAACTTTTGCCAGTATTATGATTTAACATTCTATTCCCAAAATAACAATGTTCTGGATGATCTACAGTAATATCTACAATTCGATATTTTCCAATATTATTAACAGATGTTACAATACTATACGTCCCATCATCACATAAAATAGATGTTTTTCCGGGAATAATATCTTTTGTTTCCAACCATCCCACGTTAGTAAAAAATTTATGTTCTTTACTAACTTTTATTACAACCCCATTGGTTAATATAACTTTATATGTGTCTAAAATTCCTTTTTCTACAAAATTTGTAATAGATGTATATTCATTATTTAATGTTTTCACTTTTACTTTTTTTCCATTTTGTAATAAAGATTTTACTTCTCCAACAGTTATTGTTTTAATCATATTATATTTCGTTTTAATTTTGCTAAATGAACATTATCTATCACAACAATGTTATTATTTATGAGAGATATTATATATTGTAAATTGTATTTTGTCAAGTCAATTCGTTTTTTCGTTATAAAATATCCAAATATATCGTTAATCATCAATAATTACTTCAATTAATGTATCTTCAGTAACACATCCTTCTAAGCCAGACAATTCAATAAGCTTTCCAACTGGAAATCCTCCGTTTGGTCTATTTGATATTGCAAGATCTAATAAGGTCGATCCAGATGATACCCACTCTACAATTTCTGACGGATTATCTTCCTCATCCAAAAAATATGATACTTTCGATCCATCTTTTCTTGATTTGTTAAGAGCTTTTTGTAACACTGTTGCCATTGCATCTCTTGATATTGTAGCATCTACATTTATATGTTTACTGCTGCTGTTTGTATTTTTCTTGGGAGGCATAATTATTCTTTATTAAATTTTTAACTTTATAAATGAAAAGGATATCACAATCGGATATCCTTTTCAACTTATTTTAATTAATATTTTCCAACAATTTGATATTTACTTTTTTTGGAAAAACTTGGCGAATTCATTCTCATCTGCTGCTGGCTCTTCTGGAGCATTTGTAGCAACTGGAGTAGTTGATTTTGATGTTGGAGTTGATGAAGCTGCCACATCTTGTTCAGCATCTGGATTAAGATATGATTCCATTATACTCTTTAATTCCTCATATGATTTCAATGGGAAAATTGTAAGAATATCGGTTTGTTCATCCAACTTTTTCATCAAATCCCGTCTGGATTGAGAAACTGCGGGAGTTTTTTGAGGACATGGGATAACAGTTGTTTCTGGAAATGCTTCTCCTTTAGCATTCTTTTTATTTCCAACCTTATGGAATTCGATGTCGAGATCGTTTCCTTCTATAAGTGAAGTAATATCTCCCCACTTAGGATTAGTGACTAATTTTACCAATTGAGTCCAAGTTTGGACTCCAAACCCCCAGAATTTAACTCCCTTTTCTTCCTGTCCACGAACAATTATCGGGACGTAATAACGAGTAACTGGAGAAAATTCTTTTGCTAATTTCTTATCAGCGTCACTTCCTCCAGAACGTAGGGTTTCTACGGCTTCAAGGATTGGATCTGGTTTTCCAAATGTGCAAGGAGCAAGGAATGTCTTGTTAGTTCCTGCAAACTTGTAATAGAATTTTAATTCTATAATTGTATTATCTGGATCGAACTTATAAGGAATGATGCGAATGGTTTGCTGTCCTTCTTCAGGTTTCCATAACAGTTTTGCGA